GGCGCCCCGCGACGCGGCCTTCGGAAAGCAAACCTGCGGGTAAGCGGGCCACTAAATGGCGGGCCAAGGTGCGGGTTCACTTATTGGCCGGGGGAGTGTCACATTTCAGGGATAATGTTGACAAATCTTATGTGTTATATAACTCTCTCTAATGAATCCATAAACGAGGACATTTGTGGCTAAGGTGTCGCAAGGGCTTTGGGGCGTCTACTCATATATTATATCTCAGTTGGTTCAGCTTGTCAATAGCAGGGGACCCGGCCACTCTAAGGAGTGTCCACCCTGTCCAACTCAGCAAGTTCGGATAAGTTATAAAAATACCCTCCCCCTAGTCTATACCCCCCTCCCCTCCACAGGGCTAAAAAGGATTGGGAAGGGGGGGGGGGGTTATGTACCTGTATGGAATTGCGCCGATTGCAAACGCGCAAAAAAATACCCCTGACTGGGGAAAGTCAGAGGATAGGGTTTAAAGAGAATTGAGAATTAAATTGTTTATTGAGGAGAATCCCCGTATGAAGGAGATCCAATTATTATCTAACACTTTTGATGTTAGCCAGCTTACCTCGCAAGAGACCCGTGAAAATCTCTATCTATCTATAAACCAGCTAGATGTAAATAAGTTAAGCGAGAGTGAAATCCGCCAGAACTTCGCGGGCATCAAGGTGGCTTTAGGGGTATTTATCCGCCAATTCGTCAAATTAGAGTGCGAAATCAAGGATATCAAGCTGGCTCAGGTGGCATATGAGTCGAAAATGGAAAGATTATTCTTAAAAGGCCGTATGGAGATACAAGAACTGAAGCAAGAGCTGGGACAGATGCGCACTACCGACCGTCAGTTTGACAAAGTCGTCGAGGTCGCGAAGCTCTTAAAAAATAATAATTATGCCCCCATGGCGATTAAATCCATGATGAAAGGCATCACAGACGGTGATATCTTGAAAGAAATCGCTGTCCCAGAAGATCTAGAGGAGCGCGTATGCTGGGCACAGAGCCAAGGATTCCGCTGGAATAAGAATAATCGTCCGCCCACAAAAGTCTCAAAACAGATAGAATTGCTCGAACAATGGGAAATGGAGTTTCATAAAGGGAGGGCCCTTCCACAAAACGACCTAAAAAACAAGGATTTTGTGCACAAATTGGGAAGGGGGGGTCCGGCTGGAGCCCTCATGGCGATCGAAGAGATCCTAGGATATCAGCTCCCAGAACGCGAGAAGTACTCCATATATAACTGTTATCAGAAGGCTGTTAAGATACTAACTGATAAGATGATCGCTGAGGAAGGTATAGTAACTATCGTCGTTAGTTCTACAGACTTTGATTGCTTAATATATAATATCTTTGGAGATATAGACGAACTAACTAAATCTAAAATAGTGAATGGCCTGAACAGATTGCCCAGACCACTCATCACGAATCAGGTTTTATCTCAGATTAAGATATACTTCTCTACGGAATTATTCCCAGCTTTTATAAATAATGATGAGATAACTAACCCACTAACATTATTACCTAAGCTTCAAGGTAATACTTACAACTCTAGACTAACTGACTTAATCGAAGAGAGTCTTAGAAACCAATGACCACATCTGGTGAGATAGAGATTATCTTTTTAAGATCAATAGACCTATACAAGGTGTTCTCTATCCCGCCCCTCTCGTAGAGCCAGTGATTAACCTCCTCTACTATACGGAATTTATGGTCGGACTTCTGCACATGGAACCAGTTCCCTAAGCATTTGCTCTTAACATAGAAGGCTTTAACTTTGATGTTTTCTTTAACTAGCTCTTCTGCGATTTCGTTTGTGAGTATAACTGGCGACCACGTATTCTTAGAGTTACCCCACTCGTGGTTCTCTAACCCGAGCTTACAGACTGACTTATAGAAGCTCCCTAGACCCTTCTTCCTTCCTTCAAAATTCAGTGGTTCCCACAGCAACCCGCTGATGATCCCACTAACGACTTTGACATTTGATCTGGCCGCGGAGCTAGCTGATGACCCTTTGAGTATCTTCTTAGCCGCGAGTAAAGACGCAGATATCAGGGGTAAGTGCTTCTTCTCAAAGATGTATTTGATCCATTCAATGCAACTAACCCTGCTAGTTAGTAATATAACAGAGATGGTAGTCGCAGCGGACTCAACCCCTTCATCAAGAGCCCCGAGCAACTTCTTCACAGCCCGGACATAAGTGCTCTTCCTGCAGCTCATTGAGCCGATCCGAGCGACTTGTTTCAAGCATTCATAAAACTCTTCCTCGTTGCAAAGACCTGAATTGTACCCCTTAAATATACTCTCTAAGGAGAAATCTACTATGCCTTCAAAGAGTATCTTTCGAGAGTTCTCCCTTGTCTTAGGATATTTAAAAGCTCTCTTTAACGAACTAACTGGAAGGAACTCCATGATAGTGACCAAGGAGTGCACTTTAAGTTGGGGGCTAAGCAAGGCCGCCCTAGCGAACGGCTCTAGTTGCCCCGTGGCCCGAGCATAGTATCCTATCCCATGGACCCAATGATCTGGGGATTCGTGGATAGCTCCGATCTTATTCACCCAGTTATCATCGTCAAAGAGCTTGAGCATCTCAAACCCAGGGTTCTCTAGGACTTCTTCAAGATACAAACGAGCAGCTACCCTTAGAGTAAGGGCATTAGCATTAGGGTTGGAGGCGATCGCCTTCCTTACTTTTACACTTCGTGTAGTGTCCCAGACATTACTAAGCCGCTCGGGTGTTGATGACTCATCTTGGGCTATCTTTAGAAGTTCTTTCATAGACAGTCTCTCGTGCCTAAGCCGGGTCATGATCAGCGCTTGCGTCGTTTGTCAGTGTGTAGCTTTACAAAGATATCATGCCAAAAGACCTTAGAGCATTCATGAGAACAGATGTAGTCGGCTGCGAGCCTAGACTTATACGCTGTAGGCTTGCCGCAGATACAGCAAGAACGCTTTGTTTTTTGGATTACGTAGAAGTCTTCTTGAAACTCCTCAACTGGAGCTTTAGTAAATAGAGTTTTAGCCATTTTGGAGGCTTTAAGTTACTCTCTAATTATATCACAAATTCTTTAGCTTATCCACAATATTATCTTTTTCTTCTCTTATCTTTAGGAACTTCTCTCGAGCTTTGCGTTTCTTATCACGAACTCGACGAAGCTCTCGCCTCGCCAACGCAAAAACCCGCCACATAACCTCAGAGATGGAGGAGTCTTCAAACAAATCCCTCCACTCATCAAGTTCTTTTGCTACTTCTTCTCTGACCCTGATCGTCCTATACTTAACTCTTTTGGACTTTTGTTCAGGGACATTGTTGAAGAATGACATTATTAGCTGGGTGGAATGTGAACTACGTAAGAGACTGTTAAGTCTACAACACCTGCTGAGCTACCACCGACAGCATCGGTGAAAGCTTTGAGTTTATCAGTGCCTTTAAGAATAAACTTATTACCCTGAATAACTTCAAAAGCAGTGTTAGCTGGTATGATTACATTATACAATAAATACGCAGATGATGAACCCCCCTTCTCGATTAGAAGACTAATCTTTCTTGGAGTTTCAGTCTTATTAGCAGCAATCATCGAAGTAATCAAAGAATACCCTTCTCCCGATACTTCCGCATCAGAATATACTTCTGTTGGCGAAGCAGCATTTGTGGAGAGGTTTGGATAAATCGAAGATTTAAACTTATTAGTGGGATAGATTGACATTAGTTTTTATCCGAGAAGTAAAGAGTTGATCTGAGCGTAAACGAATCCTTCGTAAACTTCCTTCTTTCTAGTCAAAGAGAAATCTCTCGAAGGAGCTTGCTCTAGTGTAATTTCATTCATTGAAACATACAGTTGGGTTTGATTCCCGCGACCATCTTGTACTCTCGCTTGCGCTTTTCTTGTTGCGGTGGAAAGATCCAGTGGGATACCGTCGGTATCTGGCTGGGCATCAATGTTTGAAAGAAGTACGTTTGAAAAGGTCTTTGAAATCTCAAAGTTTCTTATATTTTGAGCCATGTTACGGTTTATGGTAGAGTAGACCTATCTGAATTACTTTAAACAATTACTGCGCAAGGAACATGAAACAACCCACTCAGTGGCCTGAGATATATGTAGGGAGTTCGTTCCTTCATAGAAAAGATATAGTACAAAAAGTAATCCGTACCGACGAAGATACTTGCCACGTAACTTACGACCACCCTGTACTAGGTACAGTTACAGAGATATTTCAGATTTTATTTAAGAAAAACCTAATCTGTCTTAAGTGCTGCTTCCCTCACGAGATGCAAAACTCTGAGGAGATGGAGATCGTGAAAGACTACTATAACAATTTTATCCTAGAGGGCCACGACACTTACCTCGAGTATAAAAACGAGAACCTGGGATGGTACATTTTATCACGAAACGTCGAAGACGAGGAGAAGGTCGCTATACGTGGAGTATGATATAATAGTAAGAGACGCGACGTACCTATGAAAGGCTTCACCCCTGTATCGATCAATAATGAGCTAAAGAATTCTTATCTCACTTATAGCGTATCGATCTTCAATCGAGCATTGCCTGATGTGACCGATGGGTTGAAAGTTGCTCAAAGGAGAATTATATTAGGTCTTAAAGATCTAAAACTAAAGCCAGATGGAGCATACAAAAAAGTCTCACGACTCGAAGGACACGTCTTGGGTTCCTATCACCCCCAGGGCGGGTGCGCCGGCACGGCGATTAACATGGGTCAAGCCAATAGTTTTAGGTATCTACTTACTAACATTCATGGTAATGTCGGTGGCAGCATACAAACTGGTCTTTCTACCGGTCAATCCATCTCTGAAGACTCACCAGCTGCTGCGCGCTATCTTGAGGTAAAATCAAGTGAGTTCACCCAAAACGTCTACATCAACGAGATTGATAAGGAAAGCTGTGAATGGCGCGATAACTACGATGGGTCCACACAGGAGGCGCATAGGATTGTCCCTTCTCTTCCCGCCTTACTTGTTAACGGCGGTGTTGGAATCGCTGCTGGTTATGCTTGCCATCACATTTCTTACAATCTCTCCGAAGTGATCAAGGGCACAGTAGCCTACATCCAAAATAAAAATATCACAGATAAGGCGTTATATAAGCACATCACCGGACCTGATCTACCTCAAGGAGCCCGGATACTTAAAGACGATGGAGTCTGGGCAGCTTTTGCCTCAGGACACGGATCTATTAAGGTCTATGGTAAGTGGGAGATAAAGCAAGTAAACTATAAGAAGAAATCAAAACGGGAGGCTATTATCATTACCTCTCTGGCCAGTGGGTCATCTGAACGTTTCCTTGAGAAAGTCAAGGCTGCAGTAGATGCAGGTAAGATAGACCAGATCGTTGATGCTGCTGACCACTCGTCGACAGAGGGTATTCATATCGAATTGGTTCTTAAGGCTCATGGAGACGCTCAAGCGGTGATCGGTCAGCTGCTAGCTTACACGAATCTTTACGACACCATCGGTGTAAATGCCATGGCGATCAAGAGATCCCTTCCTGAGATGTTTGGGGTTAAGGATATCATCGCGACTTGGCACGAAAGCCGTTGCAAGGCCCTTGTTTCACGCTATAGCGCCGAGTGCGAGCGGATTCAGGAGCGCATGCACATCCTTGATGGCTTCTTGACCATCCTTGCGGACATTGATGACGTAATCAAAACCATCAAATCCAGCAAGACAAGGGAGACTGCTCATAGTAACCTAAGGAAAAAATGGAAGCTAAGCGTTCCTCAGGCTCAAGCCGTCTTGGCTATGCCTCTTAGCCGCCTTGTTAACGCAGAGCGACTTGAACTTAAGAGGGAGAAAGACGAACTCCAACAAAAATACGATGAGTTGCAAACTCTGATCAACGACTCTGCGGCTATGGACAAGCATATCATCGACCATATCCGAAGTTTCAGACAGTTTGCGGACAAGCGCCGTACAGAATTGGTTGATCCTAACGAAATCGGGGCAGAAAAAGCCAAAGTAATGGCTCCTCCAAGGACTCGTAGGCTAAAACCTCTGACTCCTCAAGAGATATATAAGAAAAAAGCAAAAGCGTTAGGCATGAAGCGCACAATCGTTGCAAAGTTCCTTGCAGAAAACAAAATGGGGAAAGATGTTTCTGACAAATGGGACAAATTTGTTGAAGATTGGCAATATGAGCAACAAATGACAACTCGAAAGGGTGGTGCGCAGCGCAAGAAACAAATCGAGGACCTTAAGAAGTGGGGCAAAGGTCAAGGAATGCGGTCAAGAGGTCAATATGCTTGGAACGCTTTCATTCAAGGCCGAGAAAAGAAGAAAATCAAAGAACTCAAGAGCGAGTTAAAGGAATGGTTGGCTAATATAGACGCAATTTAAAATTCTTGAGAGCAGTTTAAAGCTACGTAGTGAAATTAATAAATGAAACTGCCAAGGACTGCTATATTATTACTTCGAGGAGTGGAGGGCTGTGGGGTTAGTACCTACGCTCGCCACTTTAAGGCGTTTTTTGATGAAAATAACCGCGGTAAGTGCGATATTTTTGCTTTGAACTTAAGTGTAGGTCGGCCTGACACATCTACCGATCTACCTATTACAAAGTTTAGCTTTGATGAGGCAGACGAGCTAGTTCGTAGGGTAAACGAAGAGTATGATCTGAGTCTTGTGTTCTCTGTTCCCGCTAAAAACGCAAAAGAAGAGATCGTAAATAACTATGTAGAACGCATTTTAGAAAAAATTAAGTCTCCCAAGTGGCTGATCAATCATGATCACCACTATTTGTCTATTGGTAGGAACGCAGATTTTGAAAATGCGATTAAAGCCTGCGACGGGGTCCTTTGTCACTCCCTTGTAGAAACAAAATGTGGGTTCGTGCGGTGGATGAAGAAGAGAGACATAAATACCAGAGTAGAGAAGCTTGAGACTTTCTTCCATGTTCCGTTAGTTAGTAACCTAGTTACTTTTGATAAAACTAGCCGATTAAAAAGGCTTATAAATGCCTCAAGAGCAGTAGCGTGGAAACGCTCCTCTCTTGTTCTTAATTTGCAGAAAGAGTTAGCAAGAAAAAGCTTTATTACAGAGATGATAGGCTTTGAAAGGTCAATTGCGGGATATTCGCAGTTAAAAAATTACGAAGGAAAACTAGATTGGTATGTTACAGACGAGTTCGATAAGCCAGTTAAAGCGCCCTCTGCGTTCTCTAATGC